CCCAAAGCTCTTATGTAAGCCTTCATAACACCTTGTGGCACGTAGATTTTTAAATCAGGTGAACCGTACAATGCATTAGGAATTGCATCGACAATTTTACCTAACTCAGCGATTACCGTAGCAGAAGCAGAAATAGCAGAAGAACCTGCCACCTCGTTCGCAGTTGGTAAAGCAGCATCTGCAGCTAACAAAGTAGAAATACCGTCAATTTGACCCGCTGTTGCGTTTGTACCTCTCCAAATAGACACCTCAACAGATGAAGCAACCTTATCAGTGATGTAAGCTAACAAGTAGTCAACAAAAGATTTTGCCAAAACTTTGTTTGCACTGAATCCCATTTCTTCAGCTTGCCATGTAGCCAAAAAGTCTTTTTTACACAATTGTAAGTTAACTTGAAATTGCTCTAAAGTCAAACTTCTTTCAGAAAGTGTTACAGTAGATGTAGCATCAAAATCACACGTAGCATTCTTTAAAATGTCGTCCGTTCCGATTTTGAACATTGTTGTTTTGTAAGCAATGTTTGGTATGATAGTCATACCTCCATTTGCCAAAGTGTTACCGCTTAATAAAGCAGCTTTTACCCATAGTTTGGAATCTTGCCCAGCATATGAAGTTGAAATGTTAATTGTTGTAGCCATTTTTTTATTTGTTTATTTGTTGTTGTATACTTCTTCTAAAATCTTATCTCTTGTTGATTTACCTGTATTTATCGCTAAATCCATATGCTCAATTGGTTTTGCGTTTTCAGGGTTATACTGAATTGGTTTTGGCTCTTCAGTCAACTCGATTACTTCGGGAGTCATTGCAGCTAACTTAGTTTCAAGTTCAGCAATCTTTGATTCCATTTCTGCAAAGTGTTGCTCAGTGATGCTTACAACTTTTTTAGGTTGCTTAACTTCAACTTCTGGAGTCACATCTGCTTCAACAGGCATCTCTTCCTCTTCTTTTGGCATTTCTTCAATTGAAGCAATCATTCCTTTTTCTTCAACGATAAGTAAACGACCATCTTCAAGTTCGTACTTACCAACTTCCAATGGTACAGGTTCACCTTCAGGAACTACAATCATAACACTAGCACCCGGCTCGAATGAATCGGCCTCGATTGTCGTGTTACCATCTGCCAATGTTTGTTCTTCTAACTTCACCTCCATTCCTAAGAAGGTCTTGATAGTTTTTAACGCGTCTTTTATTTCTTTAGTCATATTTATATTTGTTTTAATTCAGTTTCTAATTGGTTAATTAATTTATTTCCGTAAATAATTCTATCTGAGTACATTTTAGGCTGTGGTATTTTTGTTAAATCAATACCCAATGCTTTAACTTGTGCTTCAAAACTTATTTTTTCCTCTGACAATCCTTTAACAAATCTTGATATTTCAGAAATAGATTTGGTTACAGATTGCTTTGCTTTTTGTTTGGTTGATTTAAGAGTTTCTAAAGCATCAATAGCAGGTTTGTTTATAGCACTCATTTTTTCAACAGCTCCCGTTAAGTCATTACCAATTGCTAACTCAACGGAAATCTCAGATAATTCAACTTGATAAATATCGCTTAGTATTTTATCTCTTGCTTTCATAACTATATAACTTTATTAACCTCTTTCTGTTGTAATTTGCCTTACTTCAATGGTGTGGTTTACATTACTAATTGTTTGTTGGTTGGTACTTCCAACCCCTTGAGAGTTACCATCGCAACACTCTTTACTGTACGTGCCATCTTTACATTGACAGCCTTTTTTTCCTCCTTTTCTCATAACATTAATATATTACCTATTTCGTTTGTAAACTCTTTAAACTCCTTAAAATCAATTTCTGTACACTTATTTTCTTTTACAAAGTCTAAACCAATGTAAGCAACAAAATTTCCTTTTTTAAAATATGGTGCTATACATATCGAGTGAATCCCTTGCCTTAATAACGATGCTTTTGTAGTCTGCTCTTTAATGCTATTCACGTCGCAATAATTCATTCTTTCTAACATTATCTGTTGTAAGAACATCGGGTACAAGCTAACGGGAATATTCTGTAAATTATGTGCTTCCGAGCTAATACCATTATTACACACTTCAAAAGTCATTGATTGATGGTTACGGTGTGTTCCATCGTAGTACTTAATTGTGTTGTGAAATTGAAATATATAAGCCCTATCAGCATTATATTTTATCATCAACTCGTTAAGCATCTGTTGAATCAAAACATTATTATTAATGTCTTTTTTCACCTCGTCAACACTTTCAATTTTTTTAACTACTACTTGAGTAACCAATGATTTGTAATAAAAAAGAATGAAGGCAAGCAGAATTATGAGTAGCACTATTGTTTTCGTCTTTCTGATTTGCTCTAAAATGTACTTGATTTCATTCATAATTATATAACCTTGATTTAAGGTCTTTGTTGTAAATTAGATGTAATCGTTTATGATAGTTTCTTGTGCTGTTATTTCTGCTGTTACATCAGCATTTAAAACCTCATTTCCTACTTTGATTATATTCAAGTAGCTACTTTCTACATAAGTGTAAGCTCCCCTTACTTCTTGTATTACCTCTATCATGACAAACAATTTAAAGTTAATTGTGAAATATCAAAACTACACGCGTTTGATGTCGCTCCCGAAGTTCTAACCGCTTGCATTGTTATCGGTGTAGTATCGCTTGGTAAATTCGTAGTGATTGACCCCTCAACTGTTACGTTGTTTTCCAATGAAGTAACCTTATAATAAACAGTCATTGAATTAAATGGGTTGTACAATTCAAACACAAAGAAATCAGTTGCTGCACTTCCTGTTCTGTTTGCTATAAAATTAGAGCCTAAGTCTATCTTTGTAGCTGTTCCTGTTCCGTCGTTATGAAATACTTGTAAATTAGTATCAGAAGCATCCGAGCCAACACCAATAATGTTAGTCAAACTCTCTACTGTTACCGTAGAAGAAATACCAAGCAAAGTCGTTGCAGATGTCATCCCATAGAATTGGCGCGCGCCTGTATTTAAGGCTGTATCTGAAACACCAAACGCAACACAAAACCTCCAACCCATATCAACAATATTGAATGCACTTGTTGACCTGTAACCACACACACCGTTAGCTGCAGGAGTTGAAACACCAATTTTTAAACGCGTCTTTTTAGTTTGAATGGAAGTTGTTGACACCGCCACCGCTGTTGCTGTCCCTTGTAGTGTTCCTGTTGCAATGTTTTCAGAAAGTACAGTTGTTGAATTGTGTTGCGCCCTGTAACCACGTGCAATCTCTGAACTTGCTACATTCCAATAGCCAGTGCTTACAAGTTTAGCATCAATTTGATTTTCGACTGCTTGAGTTGTTGGGTATTTAGTGTTATTTATAGTAGTGAAATCAGTCGCTTTATTTGCCAACACTTCAAAATCTGCAACGTTATAAATAATTTCCGAAATCCCACTTGATGTACGTGTGTATATCTTCCCATTTGCAGTATTCATGTAGAACTCACCAATGTACAAATCAGTGCTTAACCATGTACCATCTCGATGGTCTGATGTCGCAGGAATAGTTGCAATGCCAGCCCCTTTTTTTATTATAATTCTCTTTGTTATATCGCTCATTAGTTATATTTATCTGAATTAATACTCGTACCAACACCTCCTATAATCTTATAAACGTCCTCATCTGTACCCGTGCCACCAAATAAAATTCCGTTATCTTCATCACCTAAATAGTCTTTGAATTGTAGCATTGCTATTCTGTTCGGTATTTCGCTATCAATAGGTTGTAAAAATAAAGAGTCACTATCTGTTACGGTAGTGACTGCTCTAAATCTTATGAATGAAGGAGTTATTTTGTTGTTAAACTCAGTCATTTTATAAAGCTAAATTACCAAACACATACGCTTCCGTTGCGGAAATAAACAGAATTGTAGCACTTGAATATTGACTATTAATCTTAAGTTTGCCACCGTCACTTCTTAACGTTACGCCTGATCCAACAATTGTTGTTTGACCTGCTCCATATTGTGTAACCAAAACTTGTTGACCCGCTGTAAAAACTCCTGAGGGAACTGTCAAAGTGTTTGCAGTTGCCTTATTCATTTCTATACATTCACCGTTATCAGTTGCTACAAGTGTGTAAGAATCAGTTTTGCGGTCTAATATTAAATCAAGAACTTTTTGCTGTGTGTACGTTGCCCAACTTGTACCATTCCATCGATAAGTCACATTGTTTTTTAAAGACGTAACAAATGCACCAATTGGTGCGTATGTGTTTTGAAAAACATATGCCCAAAAAGCACCATCCCATTCAATTACACCTGCATAAGTTCCCGAAGGGTATAAGTATCTATCTCCAACTGTCGGGGAGGATGGGAGCGATGTTATTACATCAATAACAGGTGTTGCCACCGATGTTTGAGAGCTATAAAAAGCCCACGTTGTACCGTTCCATCTATAAGTAATAGAAGTTTTTGTATTTGTCACTAAAGTACCCACCTCCGCAGTTGGCTGCGCTGTTATGTACGCCCAAAACGACCCGTTCCATTCAATCACACCGTTGTAAGTCCCTGAAGGGTATAGATATTTATCTCCAACATTTGGCGAGGCAGGGAGCGATGTTATTACGTCTAAAACTATAATTGAAGCCTCCGTTGTTACTCCTAATTCTTTAATAGAACCCTCAACATGGTATTTTAACTTACCATCTATGTAATGGATAGTTCCGTTTTCTTTTACTATTCCGCTTTCGGATGCAAGTACGTCTGGCTGCACCTTCCAAGTAGCGTTGTTAATCGTTTGCGTGTTGTCAATTATTGTTACTCCCATTTTATATTGATTTTAAAAGTTCCTTAATTTCGTTTATTATATCCTCGTGGCTTTCCGCTTCCAATTGGTCTAAGCCATCAAACTTACCCTCGATACTAAACCCTTTGAATTTACCGTCTTTTATTTGTTGCCAAACCTCTTCATTGTAAACTTTCATCTTAACAACCCATGAACCTTTAACAGCATCTAATTTATAAATGTTAGACTTGTCGTGTTTCTCATCTTCAACAATCCAACTCTCGATTAAGCTAACACCCTCAACATTGTGGTCATGGTCAACTGTTACGTTGTTATTGTAATTCTTTTTAAGATAAAGTTCTTGCACCTTTGCGATTGTTTCCTCACTAAACGAAATTGTAAACTCTTTGTCTTTAATACGTCTTAAAATCTGTTTGTTAGGTACCAATGCAAGTCCCACAACTTCACGTTTCTCATCGTTGGTAACTTGTAACTCAACATCCAATGTGCTTAGAAAAATAAAATCTTCCTCAATAGCGGGCTTGTCGACAAGTGAAATCGCGAAACACCCTTGTTCATCATCTTTAATTGTTAGCTCTATATTCTGCATACTTTTATAACTTAATTTATATTAAAATGTTGCATTTCTTACTCTATTACGGTCTAAGGCTTGCGCTGTTGACACTTCTCCACTTACTACATACGCTTTAATAGGTTGTTGTTGCAACGCTCCTAACTGCATTTGTGGTTGCGCTTGTATAATATCAAAGGAAGGAGTACGTGGTGCTGTTGGTGTACTTGTTGCTGTATCTCCACCACCGCCACTGCTCTGAAATTGTGTGTTAGCTATCTTTGCTATGTTCAAAGCTCCTAATGTTCCAACTAAACCTGCCTGTATAATTTGCGCACCGGGAAATAAAGGCACTTGAGTTAATGCGGCTGTAACACCTTGAGCAGTGTTAACAATAGCTTGACCTAAACTTGCTGCCTTGTTTAATTGAAATGCTTTACGTTGGTCTGCTTCGTTACCTTGAGCGAATAAGTCAGCAACACTCCTAATGACATCAAAAGACATTGCTGTTAATTCTTGTTTCTTTCTGTTTTTATCTTCTTCTAATTTTAACTCAGCTTCGTTATGTGCTTCAATCTGTTTTACTTTTTCTTCATTGATAA